AAGAAGATTGCAATGGATGCGGTACGGGCTGCAAAGATGTGTGATTATGTGACCGGTGTGGTTACCAGCGAAGATCCTCTGAAAGTGAAAATTACAAACTCTTTTGAAATTGGAGAAGAATTTTTGGTGGTGCCACAAAGCATGACGGACCATGAGGTTGAAGTAACAATTAAGAAAGAGTATGGATGGAAAACGAAGGACCGATCGGGCGGAGCTGGTGATGACATTGTGTTGGAAAATGTAAAGATTATGATTCACAATTCCTTAAAAGCTGGGGATGAAGTGTTGATGATGCGCAAAAGCGGCGGTCAGGAGTTTGTGGTAATAGACAAGGTGGTGAAGGAATGATCCCGACAAATTATGATGATGACGATGAAGAAGATGATATGACCGGCTTTGAAGTGGAAAATGATCCGTCTCTTACATATGCAATGCAGATAGGAACCATTGAGAAAGATTCAAGAATTTTTCTTGGCAAAGCAGATGGAGAAGATGCAAACCGGCAGGCAATATTGAAAATTTTGAACACAGAGCGATATGAAAATGTAATTTATTCATGGAATTATGGAGTGGAGTTTCAGGATCTGAGGGGGAAGTCTCTATCTTATGTTATGTCAGAACTGCCACTGAGGATTACGGATGCAATTACTGCAGATGATCGTTTTGATTCCTGTACAGATTTTGAAATGGAACCGGTTGGAAAGAAAGCCCTGCATGTTACATTTTCTGTAATTACAGCAGAAGGTGATAAAGTAAGCGGATTGGAAACGGAGGTGGGATATTAGTGTTTGAGAATAAAGATTTTGATTCCATTATGGAAGAAATGCTTTCGCAGGTGAGTGATAAGCTGGACAAGCGTGAAGGATCTGTGATTTACGATGCGATTGCTCCGATGGCTATGGAGCTTGCGCAAGCGTACATAGACATGGATATGATTGTGAATGAAGTATATGCAGATACAGCATCCTACTATTATTTAATCAAACGAGCAGCAGAAAACGGAATTTATCCAAAGGAAGAAACGAATGCGATATGTAAAATGGTGGTAAAACCGTCAGATACAGATATTTCCATTGGTGATCGTTTTAATCTCGGAGATTTGAACTATGAGGTAACATCTGTAATGGATAAAGCAACCGGAGAGTACCAGGTAAC